ATACAAGGATTTGCTCTAATAACTGTAATTTCTGTGTAGTATTGCTAGTCCAAATATCAACTGTCATTGTTAAATTATATGGAACAGGCATATGACGTTCTACGCTAAATGCATTGCCTTGTTGTGTATTATACTCTCCAGTATTATCATCAAATTGTCTCATTCGAATATGACGCTTGTCTACAAACGTAGGCTCTTGCCTGCGTTCTGGATTGTATTCCATAGCAGAAATGTAACAACTAATCATTGGACTAGGGTTAATCTTGTTTTCACTATTCTCTTTAATAATACTGCTAACAATACGTGTTGAGTCGCCGTACTTAACCGGCACAGTTACAAGGGATACATTGCCAGCTCTGTCTTTGCCATACTCAATCTGAAAATTACTAAATGCACGGATAAACTGTAACAGAAATCTTCTAATTTGTTGGTCGTAAAAGAATTGCATCGGCATCACTTATCCATCCATACTCGTTTGCCATCTACAAGTTTCCAAGTTTTACCTTTTACTTTCGCCGCAAGTTTTTGTAAATGATCTTTGTTTTGTTGTGTATATTCTTTGCTTGTATATCTTTTTTGTGCCGCTTTTTTATACTTTTGTATAGAATCTTCACTGTGAGACCACAAACCTGAAGTTCCTTTTATAGGATGTGCTTTGCCCTTCATAGCACCACCATCTCTACGAGTCCAGCCACCAACATTATTTTCTCTGTGTCTTTTTAACTGTGCTTGGCGCATTCTTTCAATGCTTTCTGGACTGTGTGTTTTGTTGTTTCCTGCTTCACGATTGTTATATACGACAGTTTTTTGTCTATAATGTGCCAACCACTGTGCTTCTTTTTCGTTTAGTTCATCTAAGTTTTTGGCGGTATCAATAACTTCCCAATTAAAACTTTCTTTACCGTATTTTCTAATACTATCATACAAATAAGTCTTTTTGCCTCGTCTAGCATCGGCTAAGTGAGCATACCAACGCATTTTAGGATTAGATTGGATTGTTTGTCCAACATAAACTTTATTGTTTTCTTTGTTTGTAATAATATAGATGAGCATCAGTCATCTTCCCTAGCACTTAGTATTTGACTTAATCCTTGACGTTGGTCTATCTCTACATTGTCATCTCGAGTTGTCTTAGCTGTATTGTTTGTAAACGTATCTATCTGTCTTGTTCCAGTGCCAGGAGTTAATGGAGATCTCACACTATCTTCTACCTTAACCCAACGTGATCCATTATATCTAAATAGCCTATTAGGTAAAAAGTCTAAACGTAAAACATAATCCCCTTCTTGTGAGTCAGTAGGAAAGCTAGTACCCATTGTAACTTCTTCTCCATTTGGCGCAAGACCGTCACCTACCAAGTATCCACCGTAAGCATTTGCATTTTCTGGACTGATACGTGTTGAGTCTGCTGTAATAATATTGCTGTCCGCGGATATAGTACTTATATCACTGGTATAGCCTTTAGGATCAAGCGGTTGACCAGTATCATCTGCTGGTACAACATAGTATCTACTGGTATCATATCCGCTCTTAGGAACTTCAACTTCAGCTTGTTCTACAACCTTGTTGGTAATTTCAAGCTCTTTCTTATACGTGCTGAGCAAGTCTCTTAAAGTAGCATCTGTAGATTCGCCAGTTTCTTCATTTATTTGTATCTTGTTAAGAATATCGTTGTATTCTTGGCTGTCTACCATTGGTGTGCATTTAACACGCCATAAGTGCGGCCACCATGTTGGACTATATCCTTCTGTGGGTCTCGTGCCTTCTTGAACAACATAATAGCGTTTTAACGCTACTTCTAAACTTGTATCTAAACTATTGTAATCTTTAAGATGCGGTAACTCTAATACGTCACCGCTCATTAACCTGCGGCCAAGGATACGATCCATGTCTGCAAGGTGAAATGTAATAAACAATGTGTCGTTTTGTAAAAATAGCCCAAACTGGCTAAGATCAAAGTCTGTATCTGCTACATTGTATATGCCACGCATATTATAAATGTCAGTGTCGTATTTTCTATCTCTGTTCTCTAAGAACAGCAAGTCTTGGATCCCTAAGGGGTCATCTTCAACTGTTTGGGGTAAACTAGCGTCTGTGCTTGGGCCTTGATTTAGTATGCCTAAGTACTTGTGAACAGAGATGCCAGTGCCGCCGACAGTGAACATCTCTTTGATGTTGCGATCAAAAAACTTAAAATCAGAGGAGTGTGTTCCCTCTTTCCACATACTAATACGGGGCATTGCGAATCCTTAAACTTAATAGTATTTATTGGTTTAGAAACGGTTGACTATCCCTGTGTTTGTGCTATTATAAAGTATGATTAGGACAAAGAAACTTGGTGCCGGTGACTACGTAACCACAAACACCAGCCCTGTATACTACATTTCCAAGAGTTACGATGGTGGAAACTATTGGATCCTTCACGATGAACTGTATGACATGTACGGATCCGGCTATTATAGTACATGGGATACCAAGAGAGATTGTATTGAGATCATAAAAGAGAGGGTTAGATGAGCAAAGAAACCACAGTTGCTACTATTCTTAAGGATTTGGACGACAAAGTCGTTTCTCCTAACGGTTATACCCGTGGTGAGTTAAGCAATGCTTTTGATAACATTGCTGATCCTTCTAACTGGAAGATGCCCGTCCTCAAGTTAATTCACAAAGATGAATTTGATATTAGCAATGAGGCTTGTATCTTCTTCACTGGCTCTGCTTTGAAGCATGCAGGTGTTGACGAAAACGATTGTATGCTGGTGTCTGCCGCAGGTTACTACAACACCATAGGAGCCTAAATTTAGGCTCGAGCCTAAATTAACACTTAACATAAGGAGAGATGCATATGTCATCCAAAGTAGTTATTAAAGCAATGCCAACCGATAACCGGTATGTGCGTGAAAAACTGTTTAAGATAGTGAAACTAGTCAATTATGATAGCGTTGGATTAGTTGACACTGTTTTCACTGAAAATCAGGTTGAACGGTTTCTTAAGACCTTAAATAAGCGAGTGTCATACGAAATATTAGGCGCATAACAGTGTCTAATATTATTGATTTTAAAACTCGTAAACCTATTCCTATAAGTACCCTACAGAAGGAATGGGTTGAAACTGTTTCTAACGAAGCCATAGACAACTTAGACATGGCTGATATTATGAGCCTTATTGAAAGTATGGAGAAGTTTTATGGCAACGACAGTTAAACGTAAAAAGAAAACAGCAACAGCCAGGAGAACAAAAACTGGTATTGGAGCAGTGTCACATAACAAAGGATATCGTTTCTTTTGTCAAATCGTTCATCGCGATGTTGAAACAAAAGAGTATGGAAACGTTATTAAGGGATATGTGAGGAAAGCCTTTGATAAGAAAACAGCACAGGCTATATGCGCTAACCACGATAGTAAGATAGCAAACAGTGGAATGGCCGCATGGTGTTATTGGACTAGTGTTCACATGGATAAGCCATTCGCTAAAGGTGATTTCGGTCCGTGTGCTGGTGCTAAAAATGATGAAGATTCTTATACTCAGAGCACTGAGTACTATACAAATAAATTTAATGAACTGGCTGAGTCTGGCAAATCCCTTGTTGATGCAAAAAAGCAAGAAGAAAAAGCTAGTAGCAACGTACATAAGCCTAGTATTCAAGAGCGTATGCGGGAACAACTCAGCGAACTTATTGGTGAACTAGAAGAACTTGTAGACCAACAGCCTAGTAAAGATATTCCAAAGATTTTTGATTGGTTAAAAACGAACAATGTAGCTCAAGCACACATTAACAAGATTCGTGCTTATTATGAGCCAATGGCGGCTGAATTTACGTTATTGCAAAATTTCCCCTCGTCTGCAAAACTTAAAAAAATGTCAGAAAGCGAACAAGATAACTGGGAACAAATTAGAGAAGGATATTCTTGTTACAGCAAACAAGAAATTGCTATGTTTTCTAAGTTTTATGATAGCCTGTTTGGCGATCTGGATGCATATGCTAACCTTAAGAAAGCAAATCGTGCAACTCGTAAGCCCAAGCCTAAGAGTGCTGATAAGCTCGTATCAAAGCTCAAATACAAGAAAGATGATACTAGATATAAAGCAGTTAGCATTGATCCTACTAAGATTATCGGTGCTACTGAGCTCTGGGTGTTTAATACAAAAAACCGCAAGCTAGGCAAATATGTTGCACTAGAGCATGGCGAGTTTTCAATAAAAGGGACAACCTTACAGTTCTTTGATGAGAATCTAAGTGTACAAAAGACACTACGTAAGCCTGAACAGAAACTTAAAGAGTTTGGCAAGGCAGGAAAAGTAGCTCTACGTAAATTCTTAGAAGATATTAAAGCTACTGAGACTAAAATGAACGGAAGGCTTAACGAACACACGGTGCTACTAAAGGTTTCCTAATAAATACTACTGTTAGGAAACATGCATGGCAGATTTAACGACACTACGTAAAGATATTCAAGATTACATCTACTTGCGCCTGGGTGGCGACATGGTTGATGTAGAACTTGACCCAGCGCATTATGACATGTGCATTGATAAGTCACTAGAACGATATAGACAACGTGCCCAGTCCAGTGTAGAAAGTAGCTATGTGTTCTTAACCATTGTTGCAGATCAACAGGAGTATGTTCTTCCTGATGAGATACAAGAGGTAAGACAAGTATTTCGCCGCAGTGTAGGCAGTGGATCAGGCGATACTGGTACACAATTTGAACCATTCGAAGCAGCCTTTGTTAACACTTATCTGCTACAAGCAGGTAGAGTTGGCGGACAGGCTACTTACGAAATGTACTATCAGTATCAAGAAATGAGTGCAAGGCTGTTTGGTGGCTTTATTAACTTTGAATGGAATAGTGTTAGTAAAACACTTACCTTGTTGCGTAAATTTAGTGATGGTGGCGAAGACGTAGTTCTTTGGTGTTATAACAAGAGACCAGAGACTGGATTGCTACAAGACACAAACGTGGCACCTTGGATTAAAGACTA